GCGCAAAGACAAAGACGGTAACCAGACATTGGAGGTAGAGCTGTATGACAAAATCGGAGTACTTAGACTACTCGCTAAAGCAAGCGGCTTACTCGATTCCCCTGACGATGGATCCGACAAACCCTCCGTTATCGGAATCAACGTACAAGCACCTGAAGACATCGAGGCCAAAGATGCAGATTGAAGACACACTTACCCAACGTGGTGATCGGTATGGCAATTTTATCGGGGTATCTGCTATCTCACAAGACTTAAAGTTCTTGATTAACACTGCCCTGCAGGACCGGGATAAGCGCTTGCCTGTCGAGCAGATGGAGGCACTTGACATGATCTGCAACAAGCTGGCTCGCATTATCAACGGAGACAACAACTATGCTGATTCTTGGCATGACGTGTCTGGTTACGCACAACTTATTGCTGACCGCCTAAACGGAATTGAGCGCTAATGGCTAAGACAAAAAGCGGTAGTACCAAAGAGATGCCATCTACTGGCCTGAACTTGGATTTCAGAAAGTCACCAGTTGTATACGACTTCCTACAATCCAATAAGTTTGTGCGCGGCCTGATGGGACCAGTGGGGTCGGGCAAGTCCTATGCCTGTGCCGCTGAAGTGATGATGCGTGCCGTTAGGCAAAAGCCATCCCCTATCGATGGTATACGGTACAGCCGTTTTGCTATTGTCCGTAACTCTTACCCGATGCTTAAGACTACCACAATCAAGACGTGGCAGGATTTGTTTCCTGAGAATACCTTTGGCCCTATGTTGTGGACCCCGCCTATTACCCACCACATCCGACTGCCAAGCCGAGGTGAGGCCGCTGGCATTGACTGCGAGGTTATCTTCTTGGCGCTTGACCAGCCTAAAGACGTGCGTAAGCTCTTGTCTTTGGAGTTGACAGGCGCTTGGGTTAACGAGGCTCGAGAACTGCCTAAGGCCGTGATTGACGGCTTGACACACCGGGTTGGCCGCTACCCTACCAAGCGCGATGGGGGCGCAACGTGGAACGGTATCTGGATGGATACCAACCCAATGGATGATGACCATTGGTGGTTTAAGCTGTCCGAGAAAGAAAAGCTAGATGGCATATACGGCTGGGAGTTCTTTAAGCAGCCCGGTGGCGTAATCGAGGCAGACGCTGACAACCTGCCTGAAAACCCTGAAGCCAATGACCACATCTATTCTGCTGGCCGCTGGTGGCAGATTAACCCCAAGGCCGAGAACGTCAACAACTTGCCTGCCGGGTATTACTTGCAGATGCTGGGCGGCAAGAACCTAGACTGGATCCGCTGCTACGCCGAGGGTAAGTACACGTATGTACAGGAAGGCAGAGCCGTCTGGCCTGAATACGATGACAACATGATGGCCGGGGACGTGGACTATGACCCGTCTGTGCCATTGCAGATCGGGCTAGACTTTGGTTTAACTCCAGCTGCTGTCATTGGCCAACGCCTGACTAACGGACGCTGGGTGGTGCTAGACGAAATCGTAACTTTCGATATGGGCCTTGAGCGTTTTGGCCAGCAACTGCTTGCCGAGATGAATGCCAAGTACCCTAAGGCGCAACTCATGGTCTGGGGTGACCCGGCTGGTATGGCGCGAGATGCTATCTACGAAGTCACGGCATTTGACTTCTTGCGCACCCTTGGCCTGCGAGCACAACCCGCCCCCAGCAACGACTTTAAAGTGCGACGCGAAGCCGCTGCTATGCCTATGCAAAGGCTTATCCAAGGCAAGCCCGGACTCATTGTCAGCCGGGAATGCAAGCTATTGCGCAAGTCGCTATCGGGTGGATATCACTTTAAACGGATAGCAGTTGGTGCAGGACATGAGCGGTTTAAAGATGCACCAAACAAAAACGAGCACTCACACGTAGGCGATGCCTTTGGATACCTGATGTTAGGCGGTGGTGAGCACCGTAGGATGACAAAGACACCATCTTTATCTGGCTCCGGTTTTGTTGCGCAGACACAAGCCTCTGTAGACTTTGATGTATTTAACTAGATATCAACGAGATATCACTGTTGCATCACCACTAAAAATGTGGCGTAGAATCGGGATATGTGTTAACACCCGGAGACTACTATGCCATGGGCCGCCGTTGCCGCAATTATCTCTGCTGCCACCGCAGCATATACCATCAGTACCGCTGAACGTCAGCGTAAAGAAGCATCTAATGCTGCTAAGTCTGCGCAAAAAGAAAGCGAGATTGCTCAACTCAAAGCCAATGAGATGGCTGAGAAGCAATTGGCTGCACAGCGTGAGCAGACTCAAATTGCGCGTGAGCGTATGAATTTCGAACTAGAACAATCTGCTGGCACTAAAGCTGCGCTTGCTGAACAGTCTCGCGCTGCGCAAGAAAAGGCTGCCGCGATGTCTGCTGACATTGAGGCGCAGCAACGTAAAGCAGCTGAGACAGAATCTGCTCGCATGAAAGCCGCACGTCGCGGTGGCCAGCGCAGTCTCTTGTCTTCTGCTCGCTTAACGCCAGAGATGGGTTTAGGTAATTACGACGCTTCTACATTTGGTTCAAGCGTATCTGTAGGATAAGCTATGGCAACTAGCATTCAGGCGCGTGCAGCAAAGAAGTTTGCTACCACACGTGCTGGCTCTGAGATTACCAAGCTTAGCAAAAGGCTAGAGGGCGCTCGCGCTGAGTTTGGTACAGAGACTGGACGTGTTGCTAAAGAGTTTGGTGCTCAGATGACAGGCTATGAGCAAAAGGCTCAAGCTTATGAAGGCGAGTTCTCTGAATACAAAACTAAGTACGATCAAGCTGTATCTGCTTACGAGCAGCAAGTAAACGAGTTTAATTCTCGCGTTGCAGCATTTAACCAAAAGACTTTGGTTGGTGGCAGCTTCTTTCAGGGCTATAGCCAGACTGGTCCTATCGGCATGTACCGCAGTGGCATTAGGACTACTGATCCAATTTACCAAGTATTGCTAGAGGCTGGCACATCGCCAGTTACAACTCCTGCGCCTAGTGGGTTTGTGCGCGAAGAAGTCTATGGCGGTGGTGGGGATGCGGGTGGAAGTTACGCCAGATATGTGAACCCAAACACTGGCGAGACAATTGGCGAAGATGATTACAACGAATTGGTTTCCATGTCGCAGGAAGTGCGTGGCTTAGGTAACGAACCAACTAATCCGTTGTACACATTGGACGTATTAAATTACACACCATCTGGTTATCAATATGGCTTGTACCGCCGCGGTGGTACTGACCCGGGTGAGTTCAACGTCAGCTTTAACCAGCCAACTGTGCCGACATTTAATGAGCCAGTGCCTGTAATGGAAGACATTACACCGTACTCACGCAAGCTGCAGGAAGAGACAACATACTTTGAACGCGAGCTAGGCGAACGCAAGTTAGCTAAATCGGCTGCGGCACGCAGGTTACAAACCAGACCATTGCTATCGGAGACTTAACATGCAAGACGATAAGATGAAAAAGAAAGTGCGCAAGGTAATGCGCGAGTACAAGTCAGGCAAACTGAAGTCTAGCTCTGGCGATAAAGTTACTAGTCGCGAGCAGGCCGTTGCTATTGCAATGTCTGAAGCTGGCGTAAAGCAAAAGGCATAATCATGGACATGATGGAAGAGCGTGAAGCTCGCACAATGTTGTCTGGCGTAGAGATGGAATCTGGCCCAGAGGAAAAGTCTTTTACTAGCGGTGAGTGTCCTGAAGTGCTTAAGGATAAAAACCTAAGCATTCGCAATCACACTATCTGTATTGTGAAAGCTGATCTAGGTCCTGCTAATCCAAAGATGCCATCCACCATGTTCTGGATGAAGAAGGCCATGGTATGGAACGTCAGCGAAATGGCTGCACGTGAGATGGTGTGTGGCAACTGTGGCCACTACTGGAAGACCAAGTTTATTGACGATTGCATGAAGCAATACCCACAGGTCACGCCACCTGAGATCCGTCCTGACTGGGTGGACACCAATGAGTCTGGCGGCTATTGCGACGAGTGGGACATCCCATGTACGCATTCACGTACGTGTGATACGTGGGAACCCGGTGGTCCAATCACTGATGCCATGGGCCGTAACCAGTTAGAGGCAATAGAAGACGAGGCAGAAGATGGCTCTGGAGATTGAGCGCGAGTCGCTTACTACCAAGTCTCGGCATGTATCGCCTGCTTA